CGTGCCAGCGCAATCACATACGGGCGCAGCTCGTCGATCAGGTCGGTCAAACCCTCAAGCCGCCGCTGATACGCCGCACTGGTCGTGTCCAAAATAATCGGTTCGTCAGGCATCGTGTCTCACCCCCTTCGCTCTCTTCTGTTTTTCAGCCACAGAGCACGCGGAGGACGCGGAGGGCACTTCGTGCCATTCTTATAAATTTCCGCGGCGTCCCGAAGGACGACATCGGGACCTCTGCGCTCTCTGCGTCCTCTGCGGCTAATCTTTCTACGCAAACGTCACCGCGGCACTCGCTCGCACCCGTCCGTCAATCCAGACGGACAGGTACCACGTCTTCGCACCGCCGGTGTATTCGATGTCGAACGCGAACACGGCACCCGTCGTCGTGATCGCCTCGATCCGCTTATTCGCCGTGATCGTGCGCAACACCGCGCCCGTCGTCGCCGCCAGGGATGTCGCCGCCGTCCCCGTCTCGGCCGTCGCGTACTGGTTGTCGGTCAACATGACGTGGATCACGAACTGACCGACCAGGTTGTCGTCGCTCTGTAAATCTTTCAGTTGCACCGACACGTTGATTGTGTCCGACGCCTCGGACCCGATCGTCCAGCCGATGCCGCCGACGAACATGGCAGAAAACGATGTATCGAACGTACCGGAGTCCAGCCTCCCGGCCCCGACCGTCGTCGCCCCCGTCCCGTTGACCGTCACATCGCCGGTGAGCGTGGTCCACGTCGGCGTGGTCCCGTTATTCAACAGCACCTGCGTATCGGTCCCGGCTGCCAACTTCGTTACGGCGATGTCGGCTCCGGCGTTGACATCCGCGTTCACGATCGTGCGGAACTGCGGTGTATTCCCGGTCCGCGCGCACAGCACCTGGTTGTCGGTCCCGACCTCCCAGCCCAGGCCGGCACCGCCGGCCAGGCTGTACGGCACGCCATACTGCGTCCCGTCGATCAGAAGCGAGCCGGTCTCGTCAATGTTCGCGTCACCCCCCATGCCGACCCAGGTGACGGTGCTGCCGTCCGTCACGAGCAGGTCGCCGTTACTGCCCCCCTGCGCCAGCTTGGCGGTATCGATCTCGGCACTCGTACTGATGTCCGCGTTGACGAGTTTGCGGAACGTCGGCGTCGTCCCCGTCTGACCCACCAGGACGGTGTTGTCCGTGTGCGCCAGATAACTGAAACCCACACCATCGCTATCGCCGTAGGGCACCTGGTTAGCCGTCGAATCGATCGTCAGGACCGGGTTACCGGCCACGCCGTCACCGTAGGTAATCGTTAGGCTGCCCGTCCCGCTCGTCAGCGTTCGCGTGGCCCATGTATCGCTCGCCGTTCGGGCGAGCAAGCCGGTCGTCGCCACGGCCGCGATCGCGTCCAGGTCGCCGTCGGTGGCCTGAACGCTCGTACCCACCGCCTCCCACGTCGGCACGGCCGCCCCGGCGGAAATAAGCACGTCCCCGGCCGAACCCGCCGCGCTGAACGCCACCGCCGACGTGCCGGTCGAATATGCGATGCCCCCCGCCGCCGCCGGCGCGGTGAACGTCAGGCCATCGACCATATCGGCGTTCAGGTACGTCACTTTCGTCGTCGACCAGACGGTAAACGGCGCCGTGCCGGTGTTCTGATTCGCGGTGAATCGCAACGCGCTGACCGCTGCCGACGTGGTTGTGTTCTCAAAGAAATTGAAAGCGTCCGACGACTCGTTCCATTTGAGATAGGCGTCCGTATCCGTACTGCCACGGTTGAACCGGAGTTCGGTAATGACCCCCGCGCCGGCGTTGTCCTGGTCAATGATAAAATGCGGCTGATCGGTGCCGGAAATGCTCCCCGCGCCACTGGGCGGCGCCCACAGCATAGCCCGGCTACGCCGATCGACGATCGCCGAGATGATATTGCTCGACACCGTCACTTCGGCCAGCGGGATATACGTCGAGATTCCCGCCGGCCAGCCGGTCGCGTCGGTCACCACCGTCACGTCCCCGTTGCCACCCTCGTCGCTGTCGCTGTCGAGATAGACGTAGTACGTGTCGTCGGTGGCGGTGATCGCCACGGACGTTTCGCCCGGATAGTGGTACGTGTCCGCGTCGAGCCGAAAATCGGCCGGGAACGCGCCGACGTGCGTATCGTCCACCCGGACCACACGCCCGGTATTGACGCCGGCGAGGATCGCGTTCTGCCGATCGAGCCGCCGGTCGATCTGCTCGAGATAGGGCACAGCCGATTCCGGCGACGTGCCTTCCGCGATGAACGGCAAGCCGGTCGAATCATCCATCGTGCCGTTCAATGCGTCGATCGTGGCCGAACTCGGCCACGCCTCGGTGGGATATACATCGGCGCCGATCGCCGCCGACGTAATGACCAAAAGAATGAAGAATGACCAATGACCGATGACTGAAAACGGGTTGTGCTTTCTCACTTTCTCACCTTCTCACTTTCTCGATTTCATTCAGCCGCAGAGACCGCGGAGCACGCGGAGGCGGCTGCGCCGCAATTTCTTTTCATTTCTCATTGCCGCCGGCAGGCGGCCTCTGCGCTCTCTGCGATCTCTGCGGCCAATCCCTTCTCACGTTCTCACCCCTTCAATTGCCGCGATTCCGTGAACGAAAACATCTGCCGTCCGCCCGAGAAGCTCCCGCGCTCGAACCGCCGGGCCGGACGCGGCGGCGAATTGACGACGACTTCGGCCACGTTCGCCGCGCCGGATTGCGCGTTACCGCGCGCGTCGACCGCCGAAGCGGCAACTTTTACCCGCCCAAAGTGGACCGCCGGGGTCGGCAGGTCCTCATTGCTGGCCCGCCGGAACCCGCCGTGTGGCCCGGCTCCGTGCGGCGTGATCCCGTGCCTGGGATCGCCCGTCGCACCGGGGAACAGCTCGATGTCTTTCAGCGCTGTCGTCGGGTCGCCCGACGCGTTGCCGACCGCATCAACGTTCCAAAGAAGCCGCGCCCGTTCGCCCAGCACCACGGTCCGCACCTGATCAAACGATATATCCAAAGACAACATATTTTTTTTCACCTTCTCACCTTCGCACTGTCATAACTTTCGGATCGCTCTCCGTGTATCCGACAATGTTACTTGCGTAGTCTGGTTATTGGCGTTCACGATCCGCACGCCGACCACCTCGGGATACGCCGTCGAGTCGCCGACCGTCGCCGCGAACGACATGCCGCCGGGCAGAATGCCCTTGCACAAGTCGCCCGGCTGCCAGCGGTCCGTGGCGAACGGCAGAATAACCGTGCCCGAGATGAAACGGTTCCTCGCAACCGACACCACTTTATTCGCCAGCGACGTTGCCCGATCCGTATCGTCGATCTCAGCGAACTCCCAGCCGGCATCAGACGCCAATATACTGCTGGCCGTCTGAAACTCGCCTCGGAAATCCTTCTGACGGTGCAGATCGAGATGTTTCCGGCCGGTCGTATACGCATCAGCCTCGTCTGACTCGCCGGTCACCCGATCGTCGCCCTCGACACTAAATGTGGCCCGCAGCGCGAACGTACCACGGATGATTGCCTCGTGAACGCTCCGGTCCGTGGCCGGGTCCAGGACCGTCGCCAGATTCGGCGCGGTGATATATAGCCCGCAGCGATCATCCAGCACGCGGACCTGGTTGAACCTGGTCCACGACTCCCCGCCGTCCCAGGTTGCTTCAATTACCGGTGGCGTCGTTCGGCCGTCGACCGCGCGGCGTGATAGCGTCGGTAACATTCGGCGCGGAATGGGCAGCCAGTCGGTGTCGTCGTCGTTCTTGGGGCAATAGGCGTGGACCCGCCAGTTGAAGCCCGTATACACCGGCTCGGACCACACCTCGGACCCGCCGTTCGTCCGGCCGTACGTTGCGCCGTCCAGCTTCTCGTCCTCGTTTAAGAGCCACAGGCGCCCGACCTCTAGGTAGTCTTTGAAGCCCGTCCCCTGCCGGCAATACCGGTTGAATATCGTCCCCGCGTCGCCTTCCGCGTCGGTCACGAGGGCGGCGATAACGTCGGCGATCTTGTCGTCCATGGCGTCACCGGACAGATCGTCGCCGAACATGGAATCGGGCAACCACGCCGGCTTAAACGCATTCTCGGGAATTTCACCGATGCCGCCGACCGTCACCTCGAAGCGTTGCACGTCGCCGATCACGCGGCAGGTATTCAGGACCCCGCTCGTGTCGAATATCAGCCGCCCCTGACTCGCCTCGTTATTGGCCGCCATATCCGCCGGCTCGCGGTCGGTGGCCGCCGCGCCGTGCAGGTCCAACTTGATCGCCCGCGCGGTCGGGGCACTTTCGGTTTTACTCGTGCGGATGGTCCGCGTGCCGGCCAGCTCGTCGATCGCGGAATACGGCCCGCCGTCGCCGGCAAACCAGAACAGCATCCCACTGGTTGGGTCACCTTCGCCGTCATTGACGGTCACCTGCGACATTCGGAAACCGCCGGCCGAGCACCATGCGAGCAATGCGTCGCGGATATTCATGCCCTGACACGTCAGTTCGTCGGCGTACAGACACGCCGTCTCGAAGAACCCCGGCTCGTTCGGCGAACTCCATAAGCCGGCCAGGCCCGATTCGTCTACCACCTCGAGTGTTCGGTCCAGGCCGTTGCCGTCGACCAGCGGAAATTGGGCGGCACTCGGCCAGTAGAACGCCAGTAGATAGCGCAAAGCTTCGCCGTACGTCCAAGGCAATGCGTCTGGGTCGCCGTCGTACGTGAACACCGGCACTTTTTCAATGTCGCCGACCGTCACGCGATCGGTCGCCCGGTTCGGCACGCCCTGAAAATTAAACACGCACGGCATCGCCTCGGCGTGCCGCGCGGTATCGGTCCCGTCGTCGTCGTAGTACATCCACCGGCCGCCGACGGCCCCGGTATACAGCTTGGCACTGGCCTCCAGCAGCGACACACCGATGTACTTGCCGGACAGATTAGCGAAGTGCGGATGGCCGCTGAACGGCACTTTGGGCGTTTTCAGATACCCGTGAAACAGAAACTTCCGGTCAGCCGCTTGGCCGCCCATCCACGGCGGGTCGAGCGTCCATATCACGACCTCCGTATCCGGATGAATTACTTGAGCGATCTCAGCCAGTGTGATCCCCGGATAAAACAGCGGTCCTTCGTTTCTGTCGTAAACGGGCGCCGTCGCCAGGCTGACGGCGCATCGCGGGAAATCATCATTGGCTCCCCAGCTCACTTCGTCCACGCGAAGCCGTTCGGTCAAGCCGTTCGGCGCGAAGTCCCACTCACCGGCCGTCTTAAACGCCACGTAAAGTGGAATCGCGAACGTGTCCAGATCGAGTTGTCGCCGTAACGGGTCCAAGGCGTTCGCCTTTCCATTGTGCGGTACCGGTTTCGCCCGTCCTCACTTTCTCACCTTCCCACTTTCTCACGGCGTCAGTATCCGCCACGCACATTGGTACACTTTCATCATCGCCCAAGGTAGAGCGCCACGGGTCGGCACGATCTGCTCGAAGATGTGCAGCTTCGCCTCAGGCCATGTCTGCTCATAGTATTCCAGTTGCCACGTCCGGCGCTTCGATTGGTTCATAACTGATTCGAAGTCGGCCACCGCCTGCGCGTGGGCGTAAAAGACTTCCAGAATGCCGCCCACCCACTGACCGCGCAGGCCCAGGTCCTGGGTAAACTCGCCATCAACGCCAACGAAACCGAACGCCGATTGGGCGATGTCGACGTTCCCCGTCACGATGCGCAGGAGAGAGAAGTAATCGTCCACCAGCGGCCCGCCGTTGGCGGTCCCCAAATCAACGTTGCCCCACGAAATGCCGGAAAGATCAGCCATCTATCGCATCTCATCAAGCCCACCCTGTGCAATGGGTGGGTCTATTGCGGTTGCGGTACCATCGGGTTTTCGTCCAACGTAGCCGGCAGGTTATCCACGTTCACATCGCCGTTGTTGTAAATAATCACACCACCCTCGCCGACAATCGCCCGCTCGCTCGGTCTTGGTCCCTTTGGCTTTTCCATTGTGCTAAAAGGAAAAATTTTGGGTTCTTCCGCCCCGCCCGGCACGCCGCGTTTGGACAGTTCGCGATTCAGCCGGTCATATGCCGATTCCCGCCCCCACTTTCCCTCACGGTATGTGCCCACAGCCATACCACTGGTGTCGATCCCCAATCGCTCCAGTTGCAGTTTAGCCTCGACGCTTTGGATCTGAGCCTCATTCCTGAGCCTCAGATCATCAAACTGCGTAACCTGCTCGTCCGGTCGCATTACATCTTCGAGTCGTTTCTTGGCCGCTCTGCGCAGGACACCCCGAGCTTGCGCGTAGGCACTGCGGGTCGCAACAACTATTTCTTCCCTGACCTCCGCCATAGTATTCTGCGCCACGTCCGTGGCTAGCCATTGTTTGTTCTCGAGCTCGGCGTCTTTGGCCGTCGCGCCGGCCATGCGTTCGGTCGCCTCGCGTTTGATCTTCTGGGCCGAGGCCGGCGAGAAGAACATCACCATCTTGTTGCGCTGTTCGGGCGAAATGTCGCCGAACAATTTATCGATCGCCCGTTGATCGCCCTTCCGGACGTTGACGGCGTCCTGTATTGCTTGCAATTGTTCGGTAAACGTCTGCTCGTACCACTCTTTGCCCGTCTGCTGCTGGATAATCCGCCGGGCCTCGTCTTTCGCTAAAAACGCCCCGACCTGCTCGGCCAACAGGGCCGCCCGTTTCTTGTTGGGCTCGACGCCGCGTGCCTGCGCGAGAAACCCCATCATCTCTTTCAGCGTCGCCCCGGTCAGCAGTCCGAGCGACCCACCCCGCCCGGTCGCTTCAGCGTATTCGCCGATCGTCGAATACGGCGTGGCGGACATGGCCGCTTCCAACTTGGCGATCGCCTCGGCGGCCCCCTTCCTCGTCCGGATGTTCGATCGGGCCAGCAGCTCGACCAGCGGTCCGACCTGCTCTCGCGTACCGCCGGTCCGGGTCAGGGCGCCGGCGATCAGTTCGGGGATCCCCGCGGCCACCGCTTCGTCGCCACCCATCAGGCTGTGGACTTTGGCGATCGCTTCGGCGGCAATGTCTTTGGGCGCCCCCGAGCCGGTAACGACCTGGCCGACCTGCCGCATCGTGGCAATCATCCCCTCGCGGCCCGGTAGACCGAGCTGCTCGGCAAGATAGGCGAACGGCTGCTGTGTCGCGGCCGATTGGCCGCTCAGCTCGACCAGGGCGTCTTTCAGTTGGATGGTGCGATCGTACAGACTCCGCATTAATTGGATCGCGGCCCCGATGCCGATGAACCCGCCAGCAAACGACGCCACCGACTTAGCCGCACTTTTCATGCCGCGCTCTAAGCCGGTTGTTTTCGTTTTGACCCGTTCAAGCCCTTTACTAAGCTTCCGGTACTCCGTCTCCATGCTCATCGTCTGCAGTTGGGCTCGCTTCTGCGCATTGGTCAGGCGCAGGAACACCGCGACGGCACCGTCGTCCTGGCCTTCAACTCGCATCTGAATAGTGCCCATTAGACCGCACTCACTGTAAGACCATCGTCATATACAGTTCGCCATACGTCGGTCGGTAGTCCAGCGGCGCTTGGCCGCGCAAAAACCGGGTCAGTTCGATCCATCGCCGGTCGATTCGGATTCCTTTTTTTTTTCGCCCATCATCTGCACGACCCGTTCGACCGTCGGCAGATCGACCAGGGCCGACAGCACATCCGTGGCTAGCTCCCGGGTCAGCAGGCCCAATCGCGCGACCTCCGGGCGGCTGAGCCGGTAATTGAAACCCAACGCCAGGCACGCCGAGTCGGCCAGCTCGTCGTCGTCCACCAGGGTCACCGGCTCGGCCACTTCTATGCCATGGGTAGTCAGCACCGTCGCCCAGGATCGCTCGGCCAGTTCGGATAACGCGGCGTAGCGAGCTAGCGGCTGCTCGATCCATTTCCCTTTGTCGTCCAGCGCCAGACCGGTATCGAGGTGCGAGACGCCGTCGGCGAACCGGGCCAGCGGCACGGTCCACACGTTCTGGTCGCCCAGTTCGATTACATGGCCCGGAACGATGCGGTCGCGCTGCAGGTCCAGCGGGCCGGGCGCGTTACCGTTTTCCGTCCCGAGCCAGAAGTCGCGGCCGGGCGCCTTTTTCCACGTCTGCGTTCCGGCAAAGTAGCCCAGCTTCGGCATCGTCGCACCGAGAACGGCCGTCTTGGCGACCATAACCACGCCGCCGCCGCCGTCCGGCCCGTTCTTCATTACGCCGCGCGATTCGACCGCGCCCAAGTGCGCCAGACCGGCTTTCGATAGTGTCTCGGTAGTGATATTGCTGATGCCGGGAATGTAGTACAAAAAGCCTGCCATAACGTGCCGCTCTCCAAGCCCACCCATTGCAATGGGTGGGCGTAATGCAAAGGGTGGGCGTAATTTATGTAATCGCCGTCGCCGTATTGAACGCCAGTTGCGCGTTCACGCCATCGAAGACCGGCTCGATCCGGACCGGTGTGACCACCTGACCGCCGGCACCGCCACGTTGAGACTCGACGCTAATACGCCCGGCGGCAACGCCGACCGATACGTGCTCGGCCGTTGCGTCCGGGACGTTCGCGCCGTTGGCGAGTTTCTTTCGGAAGTACACCAGACTATCCGTCGCACCCTGCGCCGTGCCGGTCAGTCCCAGGTCGAACAGGGCCGTGGCGTCCAGGCACTCGCAAACGATCGCCGGCGAACGCTCCTGAACGGTGATCAGCGTCGGCCAGACTTCCCCGTCGCCGAACGCCAGGTACAACTGAATTCCAAACGTCACGGAAGTCCGCTGCACACCCGGCAATAGTGTGCCATTGATTTTTACCGGCCCGAGCGTGAAGAGTTCAAGGCTAGCGCCGTCCGCCGGCAGCGCCTGGTTACTGTCGGTCGAGATAATCGGCGCGTTCGTCCCGTCCCAGCCGCACTGGAGTCCGAACGTAAACTGCGCACCGGACCCCTGGCTCGCCTCGACCTGCTGGCCATACACGTACCCTTTGTTGACCGTCATTTTGATATGCGCCGAGCCGGACTTACGCGTCCCGTGCTCCGCCATCTGGCGCCAGTACATGGCGAACGTCGCCTCGGTTGTCGGGATGTCGATCCCGGCCCAGCCGATCTGCCCGAGCGCCGTGGCCAATGACCGCGTGGTCAGCACGTGCTGCGGGCTCTGCTGCATCAATGTGATCAACGTCGCGTCGGCCGCCCCGTCGGCGAGGTGGCGAAGGGTCTCGTCGTTCGGCGTGAAGTCGTGGTTGACGATCCCGTCGATGATGGCGCCGGACGCCGGTTTCACGCCGTATAGATTCCATAATCCAGATACGCTCATAACTGTTTCTCCATTCACGCCCACCCATTACAATGGGTGGGCTTATATCCCGATCAGGCCCGCATTCAATTCAGCCCTTTGCAGCGCCTGCAGTGCGTTGATAAGTTCCATGCGGGCGACATACAGCTCTCGCACGATCATCGGTACCGACTCGCCGTTCGCCCCGTTATCGATGACGTCCCGGACGTTCGCGACCGCGCGGCGGGCCTTGGCCATCGCCTTGCGAACGTCGCCGGTCGCGGCGATCAGGTGTTCCGCTTGCCGATCCGTTAGTATCTGTTGTGGGTTCATAATTTGAACCCTTATAAGCCCACCCATTGCAATGGGTGGGCGTTACTTTCTCACTTTCATTCAGCCGCAGAGACCGCGGAGGACGCGGAGGGCACTTCGTGCCGCACGGCGGCGGTCTACGGCGTCGCGTCGTGGACCACTTCCAGTTGAACCGTCGCCTCGGAGCCGCTGGCGTTCGTGAAGTACAGCTTGGTGATGTCGGCGGTCAGCAGACAACTGTCGTACGAATCGGTCGTCCAGACGTACGGCACGCCGGCCGCCAGGCTGATCGTGTCGTCCGGCGAGCCGCTATCGTTCGTCTCGAGCGTGACGTCCTGGTCGGCCACGATGTAGATCGCCTTAATTTGCGACACGTCCAGGGCAAAGTTGACCAGCATGTCCGACGATTCGTCCGGGACGGTCACGTCCAGGCTCGGGCCCTGCGAATCACCGCTGTAGGTTTCTTCGCTCGTGATCTGACGGCCGTCCGGCCCGGTCCATACCTGTTTGATTTTGTGCGAAAAGCTCATCGGCATTCGCCGCCTTTCTTGTTTCACCCCACCCTTTGCGGCGGGTGGGCACTGTAATGGGTGGGTTTATACACACTCGACGAAGTTCAGCCGCTTCGTCATCACCCGGTCGATTTCCTGGCCGATCGCCTGCTCCTCGTCCGCCAAGAAGACCGTCAGTTCGGTCGCCTTGTCGGGCTGCTTCAGGTTCCGGCGGTACGCATACAACCACCGCGGCCCGCGGAGCGAGGCCCGGGCGCCTTTGCCGGTGGCTTTGATGTCTTCGTGGCCCAGGACCTGCCGTTTCATTGTGCCGCTCCATTCCAATGCGCGACGGTGCCCTTTGACTCTGGCTTTTCTGATTTCGTATTTCCTCGAGCGCGGCTGATAGCGATAGCGGTGGGCCGCCCCGCTGGTAAAATGCTTCCGCAAAAACCGCCGGAACCACAGTCGCACACCCGCGTAATACCCGCGCTTCATCGTGTCGTTCCAGACGCGTCTCGTAATCTGCGCTGGCGAGCCGCGCTCAATGGTTTTGACGTGGATCACAAACACCCTCAAGGATTACGGACATCACGCCGACGCTTCGACGCCCGTCACCACATAAACGTCACGGTCAGTTTTCCGGTCTTTCGGGGGGAGCCGCCACGGCTCGTCCCATTCCACCCGCTGCAAACAGAGGTAGCCGTCTGCGGATCCCTGCAGTGTGGCCATCTCCTGGGCCACCTGCCCGAACGCGTTGGCGAACGCGATCGCGGCGTTCTTCTCCTGGCCCGCCGGGCGGTATGCCTCGGCGATCTCGGCGATGAACATGACGCCCACGCTCGATCGATAGCCGGGGACGTTCGTTCCGGCCGCGTACGGTGACCAGCTCGGACAGCCAATCACGGCGCATGGCAATGTCGGCGTCTCGGGCGTCTCGCCCCACCAGATGCGCGCCCTAGCCAGTGCCACGGACGCCGTGCTCGTCCACGTCCGGAACGCCGGACAGTTGGCGATCAACAGCTCGAGCGCTTCAAGCCGCTCGGCGTAAGGTCCATCTGGTGTCACGTCCGCCATCGGTCACATCCAAGCCCACCCATTGCAATGGGTGGGCGTGATTACCCCATTGCAATGGGTGGGCGTTACGTTCTCACTTTTGCCCAAAGTGCCCGTCCGTCGCGTAACGCTGCGTCGTCTTTTTTTCGAGGCCGAGGCGCGCCCAGCCGCCCGGTAAGACCTGTACTTTCGCCACGGCGTACGTCGTCGAGCCGATCGTGATTGTGTCGTTCAGCGCCGGTGCCGCGACCCCGCCGTGCTCGGCGGACGGGTCCATATCCATCTCGACCGCCCGCTCGTACGCCCGATAGATTCCGTCGCCACCGGCGGTATCCGCGGCGGCTTCCGGGTCGCACTCGACGACGGTCAGTGACACCCCGTCACCGGCGCCCGGTGTGTACGTCGCCGAAATACCTTTAAGGGCCACCTGCTGATCAGCCACGACGTTCAGCATGTCAGAAAAAACGCTCATCGCGATTTCTTTACCCCACCCATTGCAAAGGGTGGGCGTTACTTTCTCACTTTCATTCAGCCGCAGAGACCGCGGAGGACGCGGAGGGCACTTCGTGCCATTCTAAAATTAATTCCCGCGGCGAAGCCGCCTCTGCGATCTCCGCGTGCTCTGCGGCCAATCCCTTCTCACCTTCTCACTTCAAGCCCACCCATTGCAATGGGTGGGCTTGCGCGGGCATCGGGGTGGTCCCGCAGTCGTGTGCGGGATCACCCCTTTTTTTATGACCCGCTATGCGGCAAGAGCGGTGCGAACCAGCATGTCCCGCACGCGAATCTCGCCGGGCGTGTCGTCCGTGCCCGATTTCTCGATCGCGGCGATCGCTCGCAAGTTGCCGGCGTAGTCGTCCATCACAATGGCCGTCGAGGTCACCAGGACACCGTTGACGTACAGCTTCGGCGCCGTCTTGTCCCGCAGGTCGATCTGGTAGAAGGTCCACGCGTCCTCGACGACGTTGGCCGTCGTATCGACCGGCGCGATGTCGGTCGTGCCGTCGTCGCTGTGCGCGTCGAGATCGAGGGTATCGCCATCCAGATGGAACGCGATGAACTCGCTCAGCGCGTCGAAGTCGGCCGTCCCCGCGTCGTCGGCCAGGCCCCAATCCATGTCGAGCACGGCGTTATCGCCGTTATCGACCACGTCCACCCACGCCTCGAAGATCAGGCCCTCGTCGATGTCGACCACCGCATCGGAAACAAGCCAGGCGTGCTGCGCACTGCCGGCGGTCGTGAGCGCCAGCCGGGCGCCGTCGCCGAGTTCGGCTACCGTGCCGGTCGATTCGACTTTGTTCCACGACCCGGTGCCCAGCCGGATCAGGGCCTGCGCTCTGTTGTTCAACGCCACCACGCACGTCGTCGCCGCCGAGGCCGCGTCGCCCACCACCGTGCCGACCTTGAAGTCGCCGGTGTATGACACTTTCCCGGTGCTCTTGACCCAGTACACCTCCTGGCCGTCCAGCAGAACGACGCTGGCCGTTTTCTGCATGGTATACAGATCGTTTTTGACCCGCGCGGCCACCCGATCGCCGATCGCCGCCGCCTTCGCGCCGGCGATCACGCCCGCCCGGCCGTCGGGCAACTGGACCACCTGGCCACTGGCCAGCGCTTCGGCCGCGGTCCAGTCGACCGTGTCGCCGTTTCCTAGAAACTGTGCTTCTGCCGTCATGGGTTCGTTCTCCGTTACTGAGCCCGCCGCGGCGGGCGATCATTTTTACACGCCCACCCTTCGCGAAGGGTGGGCTCTATCATTACCCTTTTCTGCCGCGCCGGCGGCCGCTGTTGTTCCCGGCCGGTGCGGGGGCCGTTACCGGCGCGGGTCGCGTGGCCGGCGGCGGCGAAACCGTATTCGGCGCTTCGGCTTCCACTAGCTCAGGCTCGACGTTCCCGACCCGCATCGCGCTGATCACATTGCCGAGCGGAAAATCCGTCCGGACCCGGGCGATAACCGTCCCGGCGTCGACCGGAATTCCGTCGATCGTCAGGTCGCGGGCGGTCTTAATCGCGTATTCTTTCATGGCGTCACGTTCTCACTTTCTCAATTTCATTCAGCCGCAGAGACCGCGGAGGACGCGGAGGGCACTTCGTGCCATTCTAAATTTAATTCCCACGGCGAAGCCGCCTCTGCGATCTCTGCGTACTCTGCGGCCAATCCCTTCTCACTTTCTCACCTTCGCACGTTCGCACGAAAAAAGTCAGGCACCTTTTTGGAATACAAAAAGGAGCCAGACCCTACGCCGGCGACTTGTGCAGACCGCGGTAATCGAGCGGCGGCGTTCGCCGCTTTTTTATGGGCTACCCAAGCCGCCCTTCCTCACCTGTCACGCCGTCGACTTGTGCAGGCCGCGGTAATCGAGCGCTTTGGCACCGATGTCCATCTTGATGTCCCAGCCAATGCCCCACTGGCCCTGGTCCAGGACGAACGAACGGATCAGCGGGCTTCGGCCCGTGCCGCGCAGGTAGCCGACCTCGACCGTGTGCCGGCCGCCGGCGGCGGCCATGAACCAGGTCGTCGCGCTGCCGGAGTGGACCGTATCGGTGGCCGGGTCGGTCACGCCGTTGTCCAATCGCGAGTCGGACCGGATCTGCAGGTTCTCGTCCTGCAGCGGGTTCCGCGTGTGCGTGATCGTGCTGCTGGTCGTATCGCGCACCTCAGCCGAATGGATCAGACTGGAGGCCGTGAACTTCAGCGCTTGTGGCACGATCAAGAACTGCGGAAATAGCCCCAGCGGTCGGCCGTTCATCGTCTGCGTGGCCAGGGCGGTCAATGCCGCCTGCAGCGTGGCACTCGCCAGGGCGCTCGAGGTGTCGAGATTGCCGTGCGTCGCATGGAACAGGGCGAGGCCGTCGGCATCGAGCGCCGCGTTGGCCAGTAGGATCGAATACACCAGGTTCGGCCTCAGGTGCGCGGCGTCCCTGCCCATGTCGGCCGGCATGTCCAAAAGGGCGTCGAACCGATCGTCGATAATGTCCATCTCATCGACGACGTTCTGCCCGGTGAACCGGCCGATCTTGTACTCTTCCTTGGAATCGCTCCGCGATACGTGTTTGGCGTCGTCTCCCCGCGCGTGGCGGTGCAAGCCGGTCGACTTGCCCAACATAATCCGCTCGTTGCTCTTGAAGTCCGGCACCTCGGTGACGCGGACCCACCCCTCGGTGGTATCGCCCGCTTCGACGTACGCCGCCAATACCTGTGCGTTGACCACGGTGGTGAAGATGTTGGTCATGCTCGTGGTCGACACGGCCGCACGGATCTGCTCGTGCCGCGTACTGGGGATCGCCCGGGCATCCAGTCGAAGCGCCTCGCGGCACAGATCGACCATCGACATGTCCCGGTATCGATCCCCTCGCTCGGCGTCGCGTTCCTGCTCGGCCCGCGTGGCGTCGGGCGCGTCCGGGTCGATCACCCGCAGGTTCGCCCGGTGCATCATCCCGGCGGCCAGGGCACGGGCGGTGCAGTCACGGTCGTGCTCGCGGACATGGACGCCCGGCGCAGAGGCCACACCGGCCACACGGCTCTCGCGGACGTACGTCAGAAACGCACTGGCCGCCCGGTCCGGCGTCCACTCCTCATCGATCGCGCGCTGCACGAGTTCGCTGGACACATCGTCGCCGGCCAGGGCACGGATCTGCCGGTCGCGTTCCCGCTCGGCACGGACCACCTCGCGGGCCGCTTCGGCCGGATCGATCGCCGTCCGCATTTCGGTCATCGCACCGGCTTCCGGCAGGGCTTCCGACGCGGGCGCCTCACGCTCACCCTCACGCTCACCCTCACGCTCACCCTCACGCCCACCCTCACGCCCACCCTCACGCCCACCCATTGCAATGGGTGGGCTTGCCCGCTCCGCATCGAACTCGGTCTGCAGTTCGGCCCGCCGTTCGTCATTCAAGCCCGCCGAATCGATGCCCTTTTCTTTCAGCCATTTTTCAAAATCCATCTTGGTCTCCTTACCATAGGGGCGTTCGCCCCTGTCATCCGGGGGCGCATGCGCTCCCTCGTCTCGTACTTTTGCATTGCCGTCCGCCCCAATAATCGCGAGCGAATCCTCGCGCGTTTCCCATACCCGTGAAATACGTAGTAACCGCTTCCCGGCGGTATACGATCGGCCATTGACCGTTCCCGTCTTGCCAGGCTGGATGTCGTCATATTCCAGCACGCGGTAACCGATCGACCCATCGGTGATGTGCCGCTCCTTGACCTTCACAAAGGCGTCGTTCGCGGCGGCGACCGACGAAAAAAACCGACGCCCCACCAGTTGGCCGCCTTCGACGTGAAGGTCGCGCGTCGAGCCCAGTTGTTTTTCGATCGTGCTGGTGTCGTGCGTGTCGACGAGCGGCAACTGGCCGCTGGCCGGCGCCCGCCAGCCGTCCATCAGCAGAATTTCTTCGATCACTTCCCAGCGGTTCATGTCGAGAACAAGCACGCGCCCTTCGGTCGCCAGGACCGCCTCGACGCTGCGGTTCTCTTCGTCCAGCGAGTCGGGCCGAAGCGTAAACGTACGGACGGTCAGATCCCGCTGGCGGCCGGCACTTTGTGGCGCGCTGACCGCGGACCGTTGGCCGCTGTTGGACATTGGAACTTGGGCATTGGGCATTTCCGTAGTCGCCCGCTGGAGTCCCTGTCGTTGTCGCTTTTTTCGGTTTCGGTTACTCATTGTGCTCCTCGCTGGCCGTCTCTCGCGGAGACGCCACGCCCGTCAGCTTCCCTTTGCTCAGTTCAATGCGCGGTAGGCCGAGTGTGTCGCGTTTTTCCTGTTCTTTCGCCTGCTGGTCGAAGACTTCCGCCCAGTCCTCGCCGTTCGCCGCGCATTCGTCCCGGTGTGTACTGGTGCCGTTGGCGAGCCGCTCGCTGGCCGCCGAGGCGTCTTTCGTCGGATCGACACTCGCCGGCCTCGGCCAGGTCCACTTGTATTTCACCGTCGCCGGGCGAGCGGGCAGTCCGCCGCCGGTCCCGACGCGCCCGGCCAGTTCCGCTTCCCGGGCGATCATGGCCACCAGCCGATTCAATAGACGCCGTTCGAGCCAGCCGCGGAATTTATCGATCCCGCGGTTGTACACCTGGGCATCAAACCGCGCGGACGAATAGTTGTGGTTCTTGCTGTCCAGTTTCGTAATCATCAGCGGCATGGCACACGGCCGGCCCAGCCGCCGCAGGTGCTCGTCGTGGAACTCGGTATACCCCGTCGCCGGCTGCTGCGGCGTCAGTTGCGTCGCCTGATAGCCGGGCGGTAGCGTGGTGTTCATTCGCCGTTCGATCTCGGACGACTCTTTGACGACCGTCGGCTCTAGGTTCGGGTGGATCGACCAGATGAACACGCCCGAATCGGCCGCCGCTCGCGCGGCGTCCATCACCTGCAGGTCGTAATCGCGCAGGTCCGCGCCGATCTGGACACACGTTGCCAGCTTCGGCACACCGCGCGCCTGGTCCTCTTCGATCACATCGAACTCGTGAATAATGTCGGCCGCCGGCACCGGCTCGGGTGACGTCCCCACCAGGCCGGCGGCGGATGTGTTGTCGATGTAGTACCGGACCGGCTTGTTGTTGTCGTCCAGCTCGATGCCCATCACCACGCGCGGGTCGGCCGCTTTGCCGGCCGGCGACGCCAGCCGTCGCGGGTTGACTACTTTAAGGCGCATCTGGACCGGCCCGTCGGCGGACTTGTCGGTCACGATCTGAGTCAGAAACTCACCGGCCGTCCACAGCTTGCGCACGTCCAGATCGAGCAGGTCGACCCCCGACAGCTTGCCGGTCACGTCGGGCGCCGACCACCAGTCGCTCCAGATCGCTTCCAGTTTATCGCTGTACGCCTCGTTATCGCTCTGGACCTGCAACGTCGGGCCGTGGGCCCCGATCACATCGATCGTGTGCGTGAAGATCATCCCCTCGGCGTCGGGGTTATTGGCGACCTCGAACTCGCACCGGGTCCGGAGCGTCTCCAGGCTACCAGCCAGGTCCTGGTTGATCGTCTGGCCGGTCACCGGCTGCCAGTGCGCCCGGTTCAGCCGGTTCGTCTTGGCCGCGCCCCATCGGCGTAGCGACATCGGCTCGGCGGCCGGCGCCGAGGCGGCATGAATCACTCTTTTGAACCAATTCAGCATTGTTTTATTCAAGCCCACCCATTGCAATGGGTGGGCGCGTTCAGCCGCAGAGACCGCGGAGGACGCGGAGGGCACTTCGTGCCATTCTAAATTTAATTCCCGCGGCGAAGCCGCCTCTGCGATCTCTGCGTACTCTGCGGCCAATCCCTTCTCACTTTCTCACCTTCGCACTTTCTCACGTCGTCGGCCGCGTGTAATCGATCCGCGTCCGCCGGATCCCGCCGGTCGTTGCGTCCGTGCTGGCCGCGCGCCGGCGTGCCACACCGATCCGGTCGAGCAGACCGTCGATGGTCGCCCGCCATTCGACCGTATTGCCCGCCTGCCCGCCGTCCGGCAGGCCGGCCAGGCACGCCTGGGCCGCCATCGCCTGCGTGTGCGCGGTGTCATAGTCCGCCGCCGCGATCGCCGTGCGGGCCGCTTCCAGGTGCGTATTGAGTTGTGCGACGCTGATCGCCAAAGGCGTTCGCCTTTTTGTTATGGCGTCTGGCGCCTTGGACCCCCTTCTTTAAGGCGCCGGACCTGTTCGTCTCTTCGAGTATGGCACCGATCGGTAGATACGGAATGCCCCTCGTTACAGGATCTGTAACCAAGTGAAAAAAGATTCGCCACTGAGAACACAGAGGTCCCGATGGCCATCGGGACGAATTGCGAAGTGAGAATTGAGAATTGAGAAGACCAGCCACAGAGGGCGCAGAGGCCGCCTGGTGGCGGAATTAAGAATTGAGACGGAACGTCCGCCGTGGCGGACGCGTTTAACCGCGACTCGAAGAGGAGCGCGCCTTCGGCGAAGTGAGAAGTGAGGATTAGCCGCAGAGGACGCGGAGACCGCTGAGACCGCTACGCGGTGAACTTTATTAAGAATGGGCCGAATGGCCCCTCTGCGCTCTCTGCGTCCTCTGCGGCTAATCCCCAGGGCGCGCTCCTCTTCGGGTCGCGGTTAAACTCGCTGCTCATTCTTCGCAGCTCTTAAATGCCTTGCCACAGGCAATGCACTTGTGGTGCCGGATCGGCTTTCGCGTGCTGGTCACGCGCGTTTCGGCCGAGCCGCAGTCCGGGCACCGCACCGGCCGGAAGATCACCCCGTTATCCGCCGGCTCAGTCGGCTCGGGCAGTTCCGTTTCCACCGTCGCCGTCCAGGTCTTCCCGCAATACCGGCACATCCGCCGCTCGGCGGTCTGGCCCCATCGTGACCGCGCGCCGAGTTTCGCCGAATCGCAGCACCCGCACGCCGGGCAAGGCGGTCCATCCGTGATGGTCAGTCGAATCATCGTCTACGCGCGTCCTTGCGCCGCCGTTTCTGTTCGGCGAACCAGTCTGTGACCACTTCCGGCGTGCCCGTCGCCGGGACGGCAACGAACGGCAGTTTCACCTCGCACGCCATGGCACCGACCAACTGTAGGGCCTTGGCGTCGAGTAGATGATTCTCTCCGGAGACGAGTTTCCATTTTCCCCGCTCGGCGACCCACTCCTCGGCGCACAAGTGCCGGGCGTACCACACCCGCATCTGGTCCGGCATATCCTCCGGCAGAACGAGTGATCCGGCCGACCCGGGCGGCACAGCCAGAACATCGCGGACCCACAGTTTTGCCCGATTCGTGTTGCACTCCCAATAGCGGCGTCGGGTTTTCTTCTCGGTCGTCGCCTTGTTCATGCCCGGCCAGACGGGCACGCGCCCGGCCGCCCGGCATTGTGACCCTTCGATACTCAGCCACTTGCCCAGCCACCGGCCACCGTTTCGCAGCTTGCAGAACGTCTGGACCGTTTCCCGCAGGAACGAGCAGTCAATCAGGCCGTGCGCCGCTGAATACGTCCCGAGCAGAACGCCGTCCGCATCGATCGCGGGCCAGCCGTCATGGTCTTTGGCCCACAGTTGATCGAGCGCTTTGGCGACGCGGCTTCGCCAGACGCGATGGCGCGCGGCCTCGTCGGGCTCCTCTCGCGTTTTGATCTTCGACCCGAACCGCCCGCACTCGATCAGCCAGCTCGAGCCGGTCTTGATGTTCCACGCCTCGACGAGGTACCAGATATACCCCGCCTGAACATCGGCCGTCACGAGCACAACCCCGTCGCCGGCATGAACGCCGGCCTCTTTAGGAATCGTCTTCCACCTATGGCCACCGGCGGCGTGCGTATAGATGTCCGTCGGCTCGAGCGCGTCCTCGTCCGCCTTCGGCTCGGCGTACGGAATCGCCAGGATGCGTTTGGAGAAGTTAATCGTTTGCTCCGGGTTTCCCAAACTCTCGATCGCCTTGACCGCCATCTCACCGAAATCGGTGAACGGCCAATAAAACGCCGACCGCCAGAAACCACATATCGTGGTTTTTCTATCGGTATCAGGATATACGGCGGCGTCGGCCCGTTTGACCCACGTGCCGCCTTCGGCCGGGTGGGTCAGCCAGTTTTTTCCCGGCGGCGTCGAGACCCACACCGCGTTCGCCAGTATTTCCGGCAGGTCGGTATCAGCTATCGACCGCGTACAGTCGGTATTACAGCACTGCATGGTCGTATTGTGGAATGCCGCGCGCGCATCTGTCGTGTCATACCGGAACCGGTCCCACTCGATCATCTGGAGCGTGCCACACTTCGGACATAGAACGAATGGGACATAAAACGTGCTACCGAATAGCTCGGTCGCCAGGTAGTCGGTCATGGTCCCCGGCTGGCCCAGGTGCAAGTGTCGCCGCTGCTCGACCGGGTACGAATCTGCCCGTTCCATCCCCAGATCGACCGGATGATCACCGTCCGGCAGTGCCAGCATGGCCTGCACGTCGTCGGCGATTGTGACCGGCGCCGTCGCCTGGGCGAGCGCCGCGCGGCTATCCGACCCGCGCATGAACAACGACGTGCCATTACTGAAGTCACGCCGGTTGACCGTCCCGGCCTCTTCCCGGTCGGCCGGGATCAGGTCGGCCAGTTCCGGCGAGTACTCGAACGCCGGGCGCGTTTTTTTCTTCCACACATCCGCCGCCGCGGCCGCCGACGCGTTATGATAGAACACATTTTGGCGTCTCTGATGAATCGTATGGGCGATCAGGTTGACGGCCAGTTCGGTTTTCGCCGAACGTTGCGGTGAACCCATGAAACAGACAGCGCCCCATCGCGAATCTTCGACGGCGGCCATCACCGTCACGTTCAGCGGGTCGAGGTCGTTGGTCCACCGGACGGGCGTGCCGGTCCCGATGACCGGGCCGGAAGTCACAAACCGGAACGTGTCCGCCCACTCGGCCAGCGGCAAGATCGCCACCGGCGCCAAAATCAATCGGTCCGCCTCGGAAAAAAGCTCAGGTTGAACATCCACAACGGTCATCCGTGACCCTCAGCCCACCCCGTGCAAAGGGTGGGCGTTGCTTTCTCACATTCTCAATCATCCGTCCGGCCCGGCAGATAGATTTTATGCGGCGTCCGGTCAAAATTAAAAAGGTCGCCTTTAAGCCGTTTCGCCTCCCGGAACGGCCGGACCCGCCGGGCCAGTTCGTCCGGGTCCGGATCAGCCACCGGTGGGCGGCACCCGCCTCGCCGGCGGTGGTGCGACCCGTGTGTCAGACGTTTGGCCCGCAAGCCCATGCGTGACAATTTCCCATACACGGTCGATTTCGTGCGACCACCCAACTCGCCCAGCTTTTCAAGGATTTCATAGATCGTCCACGTCTCGTGGCCCTTTTGCAGTATTTCAAGTTCCGCATCCGCCCATGGCCGTCGATGGATCATCGGAGCACTCAGACCTCCATACTTCGCCCCCGGTTACACTGGAACCATTGATAAGTAACACCTCTGGCGCCATCACGCCCCCCCCCGCTGTCTGCTACCCTGATTGGCAAGCCTTTTCGCGATGGGCACATAAACCGTGGTCCACCCCGGATACACATCGTTCAGCCGTTCAAACACCGAAGATTCGGTCCATCGTTCAGACTGCATTCGTGCCTCGTTTCAAGCCCACCCATCGCAATGGGTGGGCGTCACTTTCTCACCTTCTCACGTTCGTACGTTCGCACGTTCACTCCGTCTTTTCATCGCGCGCCGCAATCTGTTCCATCAGCCATTTCAAAAGTACGCCAAGATCCGGAAGTGTATCGCGATTTCCCTCGTTCGTGCGACGATATTGCAGGTCAAACAACTGTTCATATTCGCTTGGCTGTTGTAGGGCGGCTTCGTAATTCATACGCAGGGCCGCCACCACAATATAAGTTTCTGACCAGTCACCCGCTTCGGAATCCTGTACGGGCTCGCCACGGGCAATACCGCGACAGTTCTCCAAGTCTTTCGTCAGCCGCTCGACCTCGGCCAATAGGTTCGGCACATCCTGCCTCACCAAATCATTGCGTGCAATGGTCCCCTCGTAGTCGTCGCCAGCCGTATCGCATCGCTTCCGAATCGCTTGTAGTTCGGCATCAGTCATCGCTTTCCCTCCGATCGTGAATCGTTGCCATATTCCTCTTCTATCAACAGTGCCTTCAGTTTGTTGGCGGCCTCGATCAGCGCATCGTGCCGATTGAAGACGTACCGTGTGACATTATTGCTGGGTTCTCTGTGGTAAACCTGTCGGGTGACGAGCGCGGCGACTTTCCGTGCCGCCGCGCCCACCCTGGCCAGTGCCACCGTTTTGTCGAGCAGAGACTTGCCCTGCTTGTCGAACGCCTCCACGTTCTTGTCGTAGGCGGCCTTGAGCGTGCAATACGGACATTCCCGACGTCCGCGACTCGTCTCAAGTAGGTAGTGGTTGCACTTGACGCACTTGACGGGCTTCGTTTTCCGGCGGGCCGTGCGGAGCTTGTCCATGCTGTTGGCAAACCGCTTCAGCGCATTGAAGATCTGTTGTCCACGTGTCATGACGTTATCTCCATGAACTGTTCCACCGCGTCGGGCGTGATGGTTACGCCCATCTGCTCCACGTTGACCGTGATGGGGCAGCCTTCGAATAAAAGGGCCATTGTCAGAAGTGCGATTCGTTTCCACATGGTTTATCCCTCGTCGTTTTCTTGGGTCTTTGCGATCGACTCAATGTGGTCACCTTCCGCTATGTGCATCAGGCACTGGGCCGCACCTACACACCAGAGCGCATTACCCCATCGCCTCATCAGGGTTTCTGTCCCGCCTTGGTATTCGGCGCTGGTCGGCTCTCTTGCCATAGAAATCACACCCTGCGAAAAACGCTTCTGCAATTCCTGAATCAGTTCGTCTGTGGTGGCGGTTTCCATCGCGTTCATTTCGCCGATCCTGCTTTCTCGCACCCCCCGCAGTCGTTTTTCGCAACTCCCGTAGCGCGTTAAACATCTGCGCGTACACGATATATTCCTCAACCTGCTCAGGTGTGTAGTGATTTTCTTCCGCCGCTTGACGCAGATGCCGATAGTCGTCCTCAATCCACCACTCGATCGGTTTCTCGATGCACCCGCTGCGTATCCTCGACGCATCGGGCAACGCTTCCATCATGTAGTATCGCGAGCCCTGGATAAACACGGGGGATTGCCTCCAGACGCCGCCGTGGAATAAGCCGCCGAGAAACTTGCCGCCGTGGAACTCGCCGCCGCGGAACTCGCCGCCGAAAAACAAGCCGCCGAAAAACTTGCCGCCGCGGAACTCGCCGCCGCGGAACTCGCCGCAGCGGAACTCGCCGCCGAAAAACTTGCCGCCGTGGAACTCGCCGCCGAAAAACAAGCCGCCGAAAAACAAGCCGCCGAAAAACTTGCCGCAGCGGAACTCGCCGCCGAAAAACTTGCCGCCGAAAAACTTGCCGCCGAGAATAATTGCTCCATCGCCAACGTAGACATCGGCTTTAACCATAGCGGATCGATGGACCCAGCCCTCGCCCTTGTCGTGATGATGCCATTCGGATTCCACGGCATTGGGAACACGTTTTTTCAATTCATCAAACGTCATAGCTTACCCTTTTGCTTTTCGTTTCATCCCCGAACGGCAGCACGCCCTGCGCCAGGCGGTTCGTCTGCATCTTCAGGTATTCCTCGTTCAGTTCGATATTGATGCACTTGCATCCGAGATTCTTTGCCACCATCGCCGTCACACCGCTCCCTGCGAATGGATCG